ATGAGGGCGATGCCTTTAGCACGCTCAATATCGATATTTACTTGATCGGGATTTTTACCAATACCTTCGATAAACTCTTCAAGCGTTGTTACTATTTCTTTTGCGATGCTCTGCTCATCAGCTGCCTGCTTATCGTATTTAACGTAATCGAATCTACCGTTACTCATGTAAGTTGTCCCCCTTGTTTTTTATACCACCATGCTACAAATTGCCATTTCACTTCACCAAGTGCAGCTTTAGAGGCTTCTTTAGCTTTCTTCCAAAGATTCTCGTCAGCGCCTACGGGCTTTTCAAAAAACTCTGAACGCCTTGGATCTATCCACCCATCACCGCCATCAGCTGCGTAACTAGCTCTATCAAAAGCGCTTGAATTGAAAAATCGTTTCGCTTTCTCTACTGCTGTGAATGGAATTATTTTATTTTTAACTTTCGGTTTATTCTCAGGCTCTTCGTCTAAATGAACCCTACGAGTATCTTCGCGGTTTGCACCTGGGTCATCTATATCGCTTTGCTTCTCGGGATCTTTCAACCCGTCTTCAGCAGCTACGTCTAAGTCATCGGGATTTAGTCCATCTTCAGAAGTATCAAGCTGAATGTCGAAAAGATCGCCTTTATTACACGCGTCTCTAAATTCAGTGGTGGTCATTTCACCCGCAGCTTTAGCTTGAAGTACACGAGTAAACTTTTGAGTCTTTACCGTCTCAAGATCGGTAGCCGATAATTCTCTTAAAGGTTTAAACTCTAGTTCTAAGTCATCGGGTATCATTCCGAAAAGCTTTTGGCATTTGATTTCGCAAATACGAAGAAGGTCGTATTTTAGTTTGTTTCTTACTTCGGCCTCAACCATTGAGTTATAATTTTCCATCTCTTCGATAGAACTTGTACCCATTCCACCTGTTGAAACGGATTGACCAAAGAGTTTTAAAATTGGCATACGCATATCAGATGCTACTTGCATCCTGATACCTGCCATAGCCTCAGCTAAGCCAGCGAACGAAAGTTGCTTATGATCGAAATCATCTTCGCTATCCATAACGATAGCGTTCTGGTAATTCTTCTGCCAGTTCGCAAGCTGAACACGTTCCTTAACTTTATTAGTTCCGTTTGGTGAGAGAAGAGTGTTGACCATGTTTTTGATTTTATAAACGTCGAGTTTAAATTCATCTAGGACTTCAAAACCAAGATCTGTTGATTTTAAATACTGATTCATTGAGCGAACTAAAGCCTCAACAACTGATACGCCCCAACCTCGTAACCTCGGGCGAATGAAACTCGGTGACTCAATCCCTTTAAGTCTCATGACTCTCGACTTATGAACATTCTCAGAGTAATAACTATAAAACTCAAAATCTTGAGCTTGCATTTCTGGGTCATAACCTTCAGTGTTCTGTTTATCCCAAAAGAGTTCCCACATATCAACGGCTCTAAATTCAAGATCAGTGTCTTTACCAATTGACTTAAGATCAAGCGGAGTCTCGGGGTCTTGATCACCAACTAAAATGAGAATACCTGCGCCGCCGTAGAGTCTGTTCCATTTCGCTGCCCAGCCCGCCGTATTAATATCGTTATCGCGGTCAAGACTAATTTGTAATTGTTTAATCTGATCTTCATCAAGTTGTTTTGATTTTAACATCACGCCGCCACGAAGCCCGTCGTCAACCGGAACGGTGACGATAGTTTGAACGAGACCTATCTCAACAAATAGCTGAGAGAGAAGCTGCCTCATATTTGAAACCATATACCATCTTAAGTTTTCAAATAACGTGGTAGTCGATTCAACTTGCTGGAAAGTTGCACCGCCTGGAAAGCCCCCTTGCTGCCCGAAAGGTTGACCAAAGCCCACGGCGTCAGCGAATCCGTTTTGAGTCGCTGGCATTTTATTTTGAATCGGTGGAATAGGTGGTTCGATAACTACTTCGGGTCCTGAAAGTGTCGTAACTACTTTAGATTGTTTGTCTTTATACTTTGTTTTTCTACTCACATTAGTTTCCCTCTATAATACGTCAGCGAGTGACAACCCACCGCTGAGTTCGTTAAATGCGCCCGATAATACGTCTACGATGTCATCATGCGTGCCTTCGGGAAAGTTTTCAAGCTCCGTGAAAAACTCTTCGTTCCACGATGCTCTTAGCACTAAGACGTTACCCGCTTCGCACTGCGCCGAAACGGGTTTTGCTCTCGTAACTTTATCTTTAGAGTTCGGTGACGTATGAACGTCATAACCCGATAACATTCTTGTAAAGCTTTCAGCTTCTTTAACTCCTGCTGAACCTGGGTCCTGCTGACTCATGATCTTCACACCGTAAGAATCATGAGAAGCGCAAGCTTTAATTAAAGTTTCAACTTGCCCAGGAGTATCGCGAGTAGATTTTAAATCAACTACGCAAAATCTACCGTCGGCGTATTTATACATTTTAAGGCCACGTGTCCAGTCTGGATCTTTATTTGATTCATTAGGTTTTGTTGCGGCTCTATCCCAAAAGCGAATCGCTTGAATCCAACCCGACGGAACAGCATCAACGACGGTAAACCATTGACGTTGAAAGAGCATGCCCGCTGCTGCTCTGACGTTCCAATTTCCTTCTCGTAATCTCATACGAGTAACTCTGTCTTGAGCGAGAAGGTTTGCTAAATAACCTGGGTCTTTCTCCATTAAAATTTTATTATCTTCTAGCTTTGACGGGATAAACGTTACTGACTTCGGTTGAATCTCAGGACTGTTGCCGTAAATTTTAAAAATATCTTCTTTCTTATCTGCCCATATGAATTTGTCATCGATACGAATAAACCAGCGAAGTTTACCTGAGCGTTCAGAAATTGCAAAGCCATCAGGAGCTATCCACCAATCGATAAACTCTCTCACCCAAGAATCTGGGTCAGGGTTACAGGTTCCACGGATCTTCGGCTTTACTCCTGACGTGGACCGATTACGAGAGAGCATGTAGAAGAATTGTTTTAATGTGAAATGGGTTAGCTCATCGAATCCGATCCACGGTATTTGTGAACCTTGCCAATCAAAAACGTCTTTATCGTACTCAAGGTGCGCAAAGCCCATACTCATGCCGCTCGGAAACTGCCACGATAAAAATGACTCACGCGGCTTCGCTCCGAATAGTGAATAGAGTTTCATTGACTCATCCCAGAGCCCACCCTCATTCCTAACCTGAACTGAAGTACGACGGAATATTGTGCCGCCAAATAATCTATTTTCTTTATGGCGTAATGGATCTAAAAGAAGCCCGTAGGTTTTGCCCCCGCCCGCAGCGCCGCCATAGATAGCGATATCAGCGGTTGTCGCTAAGAATCTCGTTTGAGGTCCTACTTGCGGTTGTAGATTGATTTCTTCTTCTATCTTTAACTCACTCACGCTCAATCCAAATGTTGAAGGATTTACCGTTCCACTCAAATTTGTAATCAAGTAAACCAAACTTATAGATCTTTAAAGGCTCATCGTATTCGCATTCATAACTCTGATAGCAAAGAACGAGTTTAGGAAAAGGCCAGATTCTTTTTACAGTCACGATACCTTTATTCATCTTCGGCTTCACTTCCGTTAGCTGGCATAGTGAGAATCACTTTTGACGTTCCACCGATCGAACCTGATAGATGAAAATTCTCTTTTACTTTTCCGAGTAATCTATCCATGAGTGCGTTGAAAGCTGCGGCGTCGCCTTTGATCATAGCTTTGACCGCTAACCCCGCCACCATTGCTTGAAGCGTATTTGTCTCAGGATTCTTCATCAAAGCTTTTAGCTCGCCGATTTTACCCTTCGCGACTACGGCCCCGACTTCAATTAGTTCAGCTTCAGTCAGTGCTTTTATTTTTTTGATTTCAGGATTATGTAGCTTACCGCCGAGGGGATTTCCCGATTGACCCTTCTTAAATTGATTCTTCTTCGGTGGTATCTTAGGCATGTTTTACCCTGTTTTTTCCCTGCGGTACAGGGGATTGATGGAGCGCCGAGGTCGGACTCGAACCGCCTACTTCTCCATCGGAGATGGAGCGCATTGACTCTTCTGCTTCCGGCGCATTACGTTTAGGATAGGGTCTAGCGAGTGCCAAAATCTTTAATCTCATTTCTTCATCAAAGGTCTTTACGTATCTGTATTTACCAGTTTTAGAGCGTTTACGCAATGTTTTAATCTGGGGTCTTGATAACCGTTTATAGACATCGGTGACGTGTCGCCAATCACCATTGAAATAATATTCTAAAGTTGCAGCACTTCTTCCAGTGTAGACCCAGCCCCCCGCTTGGTAAATACCGCCGTGATGTCCTTGAAGTGGATCGGCGAATGATACGCAGATCCTAAGTCCAGGATTCGCCTTTTTTAGAAACTTCAAACTTATCGCAATTATCCGTGAGACTGGACTTTCATGCTGAGTAAGAGCAACCCGA